TCTTTATACTCTGGGCTGTCAATTAAATTTCTAACCTTAGAACCAAACCTTGCAGATAGTTCTGCGTTGTGTGACACTTGCATTATTTTCTTTTTAGGATATTTACCAATGTACCAAGCAGGAAAATATATTGATGCAAACTCAGACTTGGTATGTCTTGGCGGCATATTAACTATTAACCTTCCTGCACTCTCTTTTGCAATCAATGTAAATTCAGAAGCTATATGCTGATGGTGGCCCCATTTGTGTGGGTCCCTTTCTGTACGACAAATAAAATCAGGCCAAACAGTTTTTACAAAATATAAAAAGTTGTCCTGACATAATTTTATATGATTAATCCAAGTTTTTTCTAACTTCAATCGTAATTGATCTGTCGTTAATAATTCAGTATTCGCTGACATAATTCAGTTTCCGTTGGGTCCCTTTTTGATCGGGTCCCCTAATACGTTTGAGGATACACTACATCTATTTATTATGCAAGTTTAAGTCAAAGTTAAATAAATATATACCCCAAAACCTGGCAAAAAATTTAATAAATTTTTTTTATGTCTGAAAGTTCGTTGGTACCTCTACGAGGTAGGCCGTAGCTGCACACAGCAGCCACGGCCCTGGGAGATAAGCTATTTAAATAGAGCAAGTCTGTTCAAGTACTCCGCAAGTATTTGAATGTGGCTCGAATCTTACATTATATTCATAGACCCCTGATTGAATCTGCTCATATGCTCGGCCTCTATTAATGACACCATAACCAGTACTGTCATAAAAAAAGTCTCTGCCTGCTAAGCCATCAATTGAAAAAAAGAAATTATCGTCAACCTTCCAAAATGAAATCCAATGCTGATTTAATTTATTTGGACGTTTTAAATTGTCTCCTTTATTCCATACAACGAGCTCGTGAGTCTCGTCACTCCATACTGAGCCCGATGCCTCTGCAATTTGATCAGGGTAAACAATGTCACAAACGATCTCATAAATATTTAAGCTGTTTTTAATTACAGTTATATTTTTAGCATTAGGCTCGTTCTTTTTTAAACAATCGATTAGAATTTTTTCTAATCTTTTTAATGTTAGTTTTTTCATTTTATCTCCTTTGTTATAATTCTTTTATCTTATCTTGATGGGAGATTAAAGAATTATTTTAAACATACCGTCCAAAATGGGTCGTTCATTTTGGGTTAACTAGACCTGGTTAAAATATTGCTATGATAGCAATCAGCATAAAAAATACAATTACATTAGCCATTTACAAACCCTCCTGCGGTTACCTTCCTTGCTTTGCCCTTTGCTATTAAACCAACGATCACGCCCCGCGGGTCCATATAGCGCAAATCATGCTTATCACCATCAATGACCCTTCGTTCAGTGAGACTTGATCCAGATCTAATAGCCCATCTTTTAGGTAACTTGTCTTTAAAAACTACGGCTACGTTATATCCAGCCTCCATAGCCTGGATACATTCAGCCTCGTTTTTTCCTGAGTAACTAAAAGTAATATAATAATTTTTGTAACTATGATCAAAATGATTATAAACTTTTGTATAGTCATAGAATTGTACATCAGGATGGAGATCCATTAGCGATTGGTTGCCGTCTACTTTGAATTTTGAAAAATTCAAATCGGATGTTCCGTTCAACCTTACAGCAAACTTAAAGCCCTGCCTTGCTGCTCTAGTCTTCAGCTGCTGAATCTCTCGGCTGAGCTCCCACAAAAAGCCGTTTCGATTTCTGAAAAAATATTGAGTTTTTCTGACGCGCGCTTTTTGCACAACGCCCATCTGCCCACGGCCCGAAGTATTTAAACACGGATCGATACAACCTCCGGGGCCTTTGGTAGCCTTCGGACAAACGTTTTTACCGGATAGATCAAACGGCGCTAAATGGAGAATCGCTGTTTTAACTCCGAATTTTTCGCCTTTAGCCATTTTAGTTTGGCTGTAGTAATTAAGTAATGGCATCAGTTACCCTCCTTTATTTTTAATTTACTTAGATCTGTATGAGTCCATTTTCCTGGGCCTGCTTCAATTGTATAACTAGTGAATCCTTCGCCCGTCTCAATTGTAGCATTTAACGCCGTGAATAAATTCTTTAAATCATTTAAAGAATTTAATTTAGTGTAGCCCTCTTTTTTTATTTTTTCTATATTATATTTTTTTTTCATATGTGCTCCTTTGTTAATTCGTTCTTTTATCCCATCCATATGGGAGATGTCAACGTTTAAAATTTATTTATTTTTATTAACAATTGCAGGCCCTGGGCTCCAGGTATCATAACCGGAGGCCCTGCAGCTCAGGACCTATTTTTTTAAGGACCATCAAATTAGTTATAGTTAGAAAACCCCCAAAACGACATAGCAAAGTTTTAGCCATTTTGATTTTTAGTTATAGTAGCACTCGCCCAAAACGACATAGCAAAGTTTTAGTTATAGACACGCACACGAGGATACGCATAGGAAAGTTTTAGTTATAGTAGTTTAGTTTAACTTTGCCATAGCAAAGTTTCACGACCCACGAGCCACGCCGAAGGCGTGGCGAGTGGTGCGGAAAAATTATTCAAGAAGCGTGAGGCGTGGTTATTGCGTCAGCAATCACGACCCACGCCAAGTCATTTTATCAAAAAATAAAATTAAGGTTGCTTCGGTATCCTCGCCACTTGCAACAAGTTCCACGCTCCTCGTTCCATTCGACTTGAAAAGTTTCAAGAGCTTCTGCGAGAGGTCTTGAAGCAAGATAAAACTTTGACCGCCATTATTGAAATGGTCAATGTGCCAATTAATTTGATACTTAGATAAGCCCAAATTCTTGTCTTGATTTGACTTTAATTCTATCCAAATTGACTTGCTGTTTTTTAAATAATATATGTCAGGAATTCCATTAATTGTATTAGATTCTATGCGGAAAATTTGACCTTTTAACTTTAGATTTTTAATGCGAAGCCAAAGCTTACTTTCTCTTTTTTTCATAGCCCATTAATAAGTCAATAATGGGCTATGGTCAATCTAGTTTAACAAACTTTAAAGCCACCGCACTCGTTCAAAAATGCAACAAAATTTTTTACATTTTCTAGAGAAACAGGATAGCTTGAAGTCCTATCTTCACTTTCCCAAAGCTTATCCCACTTTAATTTTAAATGTGGTGGGTAATCTCTTGGAACAATATTAGCTTTTGTGGTTTCTTTAATGGCTTGTTTTTTTAACTTTTCCATTTGTTCTTTTATTTGTGCGTTCCAAAGTTCAGCTTGTTTAGCTTCTTTCTTCCATTGTTCCTCAGCTTTTTTAAGCCAACCATTATTAATTACCTTTTCTAAAGATAGCTTTATTTTAATGGCTTCGAGCTCACTAAATTCAAAACCGCTATTGTCTTGCAATCTTTCTTTTTGCTCATCTGTTAGCCAATCCTCGTTGAGTACAGTAATTAAATTTGCGAGAGGTCGCCAAAACCAAACATTGTTTCTAAAATAATAACCAACATTTTCAGCTTCAAATTTTCCTAGTTCTTGAAAATATTTATCTCTTTGTTTTTCTGTTGTTGGTTTATCCCAATCAATCTCAGGTCTTTTACCTTTTATTTTTGGCTTTAAGCCATATATGTCCATACCCATTTTATTTTGCTCCTTTTTTTATTTGGTTATCTACTCGTTGAATATTTGCTTTGTCTCGTTCTATTCGTTCTCTATCTTCTTTACTTAACAAAAATGTTTTAAATTTTTGTTGATGTTTTAAAGGTCGTTTTGTGTTCAAATACATATCCTTTAAATTTATTTTAAATGTTTGCATTTTCTTATTCCTTTATTTGTATTTATTTTGCTTAATGGTTTTACTTTCAAAATACTTAACCCACGCTTTAAAGGTGGGTTAAGCCATTTTAATAAAGTTTTAAACATTAAAGTATTGTTGTTTTTAAAGAAACCGCTTCACTTTCTTTTTTGTACTTATCGTAAGTGTCAGGATTTTCTTTTCTAAAAGTTGTTGTATCAAAGATACTTCTTAATGTTCTTATGATTTCAACCGCAACTTTTTGTTTTTTGTGAGTGAAAAGCTTTTTGCTTTTAACTTGCTCAATAATATACTCTTTTCTTAACTTATGTATTTTATTGATTGTCTTAATCATCTCATCATCTTTAGCGTGTTCTAACACTAATTGGTTTAAAGGTTTTTCTTTAAACTCTTCTACTTGTTTTAATTGTTGACTATTCATTTGTTAACTCCTTTGTTATTTGTTTAGTCTTAAATTAATCAATTTATCTCTTATCTTCATAAGATAGTCAAGTATTATTATTGCTTTGAAGTTCGCTTAATAGTTGTGTTTCTATTTGTTGCCTAATTTGTGGGTTATTATGATAGTCTAGCCAACCATTTGGCAAAGCCCTTGCTAAATCATATCTTCTTCTATTAATACTAATATTATTATAATTAATAGTTCTTTCAGTTTTTCTGCCTATAAAATTAATAGCCCTATCGCCATAAATACCAAACCACTCTTCAAAACAGGTGCGTGTACAAAAATTTCCATTTTGATAACGCAAACTAGAGTTAACCCTATCCGCCAAATACTTTTGACCACCTACTTTAATAAATCTATCGTCAGTTTTATAACCTGAACAATATGGGTTTTGACAAACTTTTTTATCCATTTTGTACCGCCTTTTTTAATTTATATTTTTTTAAAGATATAACTTTTTCAGAAATATATGGGTCTATGTTTTCTAACTCTTCAAACTTTGTTTGAAGTGTTGCGTTAGGTTTTTTCTTTTTAAATATATCTAATATATTAAATAGTTTTATTTTCATTTTTTACTCCTCTTGTTTGTTTTCTATTTTTGCAAACTCTTCTAAAAATTTTTCTATCTTTTTAAAAGTAGTTTTATCTATACTGTCTTGTTCTATCCACTCGGTGCTCCAAGTGTCGTCTGAATGTTGCCACTCTACTGCAATACTCCAAGATTTTATTTTTTTAAGTGACATAGGTGCCTTTCTCAAAAAATTTAGGTGTGTTGTCATCAATAAAATGGTCAATGTCAATTTGATTGTGCCAATGTTCAACAAATTCATCTAGCCATTTTATTTGTTCAGGCGTTAATTTACCCCTATCGTGTTCATCTGCCGATAATGAGGGTAGTTGATTAACAGTAGTCCATTTTTTATATATATCTGTAAGTTTATTTATCATTTTTTACTCCTATATTGTGCGAGTGGTTATTAGCCACTCGCTTTTTTTGTTTAGCCATTTGCTTGTTGTTGTTTTTCATAAAACAATCTAGCTTTTATTTTATCCTCTCTTGTTTGTTTTTTGTTTTTCATTGCTTGAAGTAAAGAAGCCACATTATTCGGATTGAATACTGTAAGTGCTGAAGAGTTTTCTTTTATTTCTTCAACTTCTTTTAAATCAAGATTTAAAGTTTTAGCCAACTCAAACGCTTCATCAAAGTATTTATAACTATGAAGAGATTGTTTGATTATTTTCATTTGGTCTAAAATAGTTTTTATCCAAATAGCGTGAGTATCAATAACTTTTTGTTTTGCCATTAACCATTTTTCTAATACTTCTATTTCTGTATTATCAGCTTTCAATACTCTACTATTGCAATAGCTTGACCCTAAAACTTCAAGTTCAAAGTCTTTAGCGTACTGATAAACAATAGTGTCCTCAGCTTGTTTATTATCTAATCCAAAAAATTTATCATTTGCTTCTGTAAATTTTAATTTATAAGGACTAGCGTTTTCTTGTTCAATGTGGATATCAGGATTACAATTAGGATTTTTCTTTAATTCTTCCCTATACATAGCTAAGGCAAAATCAATTTGGCTATCGTAAGTGTTTCCTGTTGTTGACCCTCTTAAACCAAAGTCAAAATGTTTGTCTTGTGGTTTTACTACTTTGATTGTTTCGTTTTGATTTGTATGTGAGTTATATCTTCTTTCTTCTGCTTCTGCGG